AGTAGTGTACTCCACACTACAAACTTGCTATTGTTGAAAATCGCTGTGCTAGTAAATCCAAAAGAAACTCATTAAAGCAACCTTAATGATAGAGGTGGAATTTCATGATGTCGCTGATAAGAGCAGTACTTATGACCCAGAGGTCGCATACGCAAAACAAAAGCGTGTCCACACCACTGGGCTTAGTTATGACCACATACGAATCCTCTACAAAAGACGCAAAAACAAAACCAGTCCAACAAAAACAACAGAATGGGAACGAACAGTCAAACTTGGGGACGGGAAGAACACAGCAGACAAAACGAATTTTCCGGGCAACAGCAAAAACCCAGGAACCGACGATGGTCCAACCCCCAACCGCCTCAGGAAAACCCTTCCCAGGTACCTACTAAAGAAAAAGATGAAAGTCAGTGAACCAGAGAAATTGATTATTAAATCAAAAATAAGCAACCAAGGGGCTGAAAAGAATGGGATCAATGGGAAAGATGGAGAGGAAATAAATAACTCTTTCATCCCAGGAACAGAGATGTTCTTAGGAACTTTCAGAGTCTACCCCTTAGCAATCGGAATCTACAAAGTTAAGAGCAAAGAAAGGGAACCAAAATACCTTGAGAAAACAAAAAGGCAGAGAAACATGGGACAAAAAGCAGCAAATTGGACTGTTAGTAAATGGACAGAAGTTCAGTCTGCACTGACAGTTGTCTCTAGCTTAGGCTGGAAGAAAACCAACGTTAGTGCAGCTGCCAGGGACTTCCTTGCTAAATTCGGAATCAACATTAAAGCAGGGATGCATTTTGAATCGAGCTAAAGTCATCTGTTTTAATTTGGCTAAAAGGGTAGGTTCAACCCACAAAATAACAGCCGCTTGGGTGGGTGATTGGGGACAGAAAGACACCGGGCTAAATCAACAGTAAACCGTCAATGGTATGTCAAGTTGAAGGTGGAGCACACTACT